ATAATATGGCGATTCGATAAAATTGTCAAGCCATAATAATACTTGTGGAGTAATAGAAAAGTCTTTTGGAAAATTTATCTTATAGATTTTTAAATCTGCTTTTTCTTCTACATACTTAATAGCAAAATCAGTTAGTCTTAATCCTCCACTATCTTTACTTCTAACATTCCACCACCAATCCATCTTTCTTTTCCTAACCAATTCAGAAGTAATGTTATCCTCATTTGCGGCTTTAAGGAAGGCTAGAGTGTATGAATCCTTATCCATTTTACTATTTTTGACAAATTACAAAGTTTGCACTTGCTGAAATTCTATATAGGAAAAATCATTACTGTTCCATCAGGCTGTTCAGGTGTATACTGTCTTCCTGGCCATTTCTTAAATAAGTGTTCTGCATTAAAGTGTGAATACCATGAATACGGATTATCTGAAAATACGAAATTATCTTCTCCGTTACTCTTTATGATATATGCCATACTAAAAAGTATGTTCGGTGCAAAGTGATTATGTTGTTCTTGCCAATCTCCTTTTGAATAACGATTAAGCCAGGGATGTGTTTCTACTTCAAACTGATCTGTTGGATCAAATACTTGTAGATATTGATCAAAGTGTTCATTAAGATCAGGAACAATATCATTCCAAGGAAGAAGATGATTGTTTTTATGTTCGTGTGTAGATAATGTTTTACTTTTCCATTTTTTAGCAGGTTCCCAAAAATCCTCATTATTTATAAATGGCTCTAATAGTTCTTGGTGTTTCTTTATATTGGATACTTGTTCAATGTATATAGGTGCACCGCCTAATGAAACAATCACTATTCTTTTTCCCCTGACGAAAGTTTGAATACTGAAAAGTCTTTTGTGTTAAAAAGTCTATTAAGTTTCTTTGCTAGATTCCTTGCATGCCCTGGATTTGAAAACGATACCTTCTTATACTTAGGTCCTGGATAACTAGTTACTGCACTACCACTCTTAAGATTAAAGGGTTTGTTCTGATAAAAGACAGCCCAGATGGCTTCACTTTCTAGAATTTGTTCCACTTTATAGTTCTCTCGATTAGTATGCTCAAGAATTATTTTTGGTTTTGGTCTACTCATATATACGTATTTCCTAGTTAACTACGTATATATTTATCCTTTCTAGAAGGAACCTCCGTCAAACTTAACATCAACATCTGTAGTTGACTTCTGTAGATCCTTGAGTAATGTGTGTATTTCTGCTACTGTAGAACCTAATTTAGTTGTAAGCAGTGCAAGTTCACTAACTAGTGCTCTTGCTTCTTCTATGCTGATTCGGATCTCTTTCTGCTGTGATTTTTCAGCACTTGCCACACGCTGTAGCAGCCTTTGAACTGTTACTAGATTAACAGGAACATTATTTGTTGACACTTGATAACACCTGTTTCATTTCTAGATCAGTCTTAAATGGACCTTTATATTGATAACGCTGTAGAGTAATTAACTTAGGGCAAAAACTCTTGACCCAACCCTTTTCAAATCGTATTACATAATAACCTGCACAATACAGACTCTTTGAATCCTTGCTCTTTGTAAACAACGGTAGTTTCTTTTGAATGTCATACATTGCATTGTGTGGAGTTGTGCTAGTTCCAAATCCGTGGACTTCTTTAGGATTAGAATTATCTGCTTCCTTAATAATTTTAGCAACAAAAAAGTCGTCACCAAATTCATTAGTAATGCTTTTCTTACTATGATATACTACTACACCTTCTTCGTTTGAAAAAACAAATTGTGAAAATTCATTTTTTCTAAGTGTTCCAACTTTAACACCTTCGTTCTCTACAATCCAAAATTTATTATCAATAATGGGTTTTGCACTTATGTTTGTCATACCGTATACCTCGCATTTAATGGTTCTGCATATGCTTGCGCTTGATCCGAAATTTTCTTAAGATCATATAGATGGCAAAATTTCATTAGCCTAATACCAACTTGACTTACGTTTTTATCTGCCGATGTTGCAGTATCAATTGTGTCAACTATAATCTTTTTAATATCTTCTGGTTGTGCAGACAAGTCTATCAAAATTTTGTTTCTTTCATAATCTTCTAACACACGATGCTCTTCACCGTTATGATCATTCCAACGCTGTAGCATTAGATTGTTCCAATTGAATCCTTTAGTCTGTCTATCAGCAAATGCTTCAGTAAGACCAACCTTGTTCTTGGTGCCTTTCTTACGCACACCCGGATACGCACTGAACACATTATCACTAGTATCACCACGCATACACTTTTCAAATAATAACCATTCAGGATCTGGAGCAGGCTTAGGCTCTTTAGTCTTCTTATCAATTACAGGAAGTCCTTTCTTATCGAAAAAGCCTTCGTGTGTTGATGTAACTTCTTGCACACCGTTATACAATCTTACGTTAGGTGCAATTAACTGTTGAAAATCTGTATCTGTGCTAATAACAACATGATCGCTTTCTGGATGTTGTTGTATCCAACCAGCAATTAAGTCATCTGCTTCCAATTGATTATGCTGTAATACTGTGCAATTAGTCTTGTCAGTCACAAAATCTTTAAATGTATCGAATGCTTCCCAAAATACAGTTTCTTCATCCTGTTGTTTTTCAGTCAGTGCTGCACGAGCGTCACTTCGATTACGCTTATAAGGCTCATAATAGTCTTTACGCCAACTACGTCCTTCTAAACAGAATACAACATGTGTTCCATTAAAGTCTTGCCATGCTTTCTTAATGCTGTTGAGCGTAATATGGAATGCCATGCCCAACTTAATGTCGGCATCTCCATTAATTACATGCCTTGCACGAAAGAATGTATTCGCTGTATCAACTAATATATGTGTCATTTTACTCATTTTCTCTTTTAACGGCACCGACATCTAAAGACCCGGTATCCAACGGTCCTCCGTAGTCACCATCGACTACTACATTTGCACAGAGTTCTCTAAACCAACGATCAACAATTTCTTCATGCTTATCACCTTCAACTCCGTATCCTTCTTTCTTTAATTGTATAATGAAATGGTCGTTCCAGTCAAGCTCAAAGAAGCCATTTCGGACATTTTCTTTATTCACGTGTGTATTCAATACACTAACCCACGGTTCCTTCTTCATAGTTGCTTTTTGTTTTTCTGAAAGGCCAGGTTTACTAGTATCAGGCTCTTTCTTCTTAAACATTTTCTTTATAAAGTCCATAATTTATCCTTATGTTCCGATAGCATTACCAAACAAGTATACATGCACTCTTGCTGCCACATTGTATCCACGTTCAAATGCCATCTTAGCCACAGCACCTGCTGTTGCTGTTTGTTCTTCTTCTCTTGCACCAACGGGCATAACCCATACAGGATAATCTACCCCCTGTGCTTTAAATTGTGAGATAACATCTTCCATCTCAACCCATTGATGTTTTTCACTGCCAACAACAAACTTTAGTTGTCCTTTACTTGACAACTTTCTGTATTGTGCTACAACTTCAGGCTTAATTGCTTTCTTGCCTGCTTCACCTGCTACACTCCATAATTTAGGACTTACACTAAAGAACAGTTCGATTTCATCATCTGCTTCAGTAGTCCAATAGTCCATGAATGGTTGTGTAAGTGCTTGTGTGCCATTAGTTTCAAATGTAACACTGGCAGGCATATTACCCATGCGTTTAAATTCACGCATGATACCAATGAATGCTTCTTGTCCGTGTTTCATCAACGGCTCACCGCCTGTAACACAGAAGTGTTGTCTTTGTCCTGTTACAGGATGTCGAAACAATCCTTCTGGATTGCTATCTGTCTTAATAGTATCTATAATCTGTTGTGCTAATTCTACAGCAGTCTTTTGTCCCATCAAGTGTTTAAACTTCTTGCTCCAAGTATAAGAACTATCACAACCCTTATCCCATACAGGCAAGTCTTCTACACGTTTTACTGTGCTAGTATCAAATTGCTCAAATGGCAAATCATAAGTGTCAGGATTACGAGGATCAATCTGTCCAAATCCATTACACTGTAGATTACATAAGAAGAAACGCACCCAAGCAGTAGGCACACCTGTGTAGTGTCCTTCACCTTGAATGCTGTGAAAGATTTCACTATAGTAATATTTCTTATCTGTTGCTATCATAATACTATTATACCTTTTCTAGTCACTTTTGTCAACCTTTTTATGTAAACTAAATGACCCGTCAAAATTGTCCGACCAAACTAGATCGTCTCCGATATCCCAACCCATTTGATTAAGCAAATCTGTTGGAATGGGAAGAACCAAATCACCTGTATCTGGATCTTCTTCAACTGTTACAGTGTGTGCCAAAATAGCGTTTCCTAATCAATAAAGTATTTGTTAAGAACTTCAAGTTGATCGTGATATTCTGCAATTACTTTAAGTTCCTTTTCGATAGCATCCAAAATGTCTGGGTGCTCGCCGATTCCTGCTGCCTTCTTTAAATAGACTTCTACGTTCATTGCGTGTTTTGCAATATGTCCTTCTGCATGCTGTTTGATAGCATTAATCATATTGTCTCGATTATATTCCTTAGCCATTGTTTTCTCCTTTAACACCCTACGGGTCATTGTTCTTCAAACATGTCAGTTTGATTTGTTTCTTTCTTGGTGTATTTTTGTTTACTTGGAATAACTCCGCGAACACCACCTGCGGGGTCTTCCATATCTCCGTCTCGACGGAAAATTAAATGAACGTGTGGATAAAAGCAAGTTTGTCCTGCACTCTCGCCCATATTGATTCCAACGTTATAACCTGTGATATTATTATTTTCTGAACGTATATTATCATTGCCCATTGTAAGAGCAAAGTTAAAACATTTTAAAATGTTTTCTTCTGTGTTTTGTTTAGGAACAACCAGTGTGTGTCCTTGTGTAACAGGATATATATCATTGTATACAACAAAATCACGAGTATCAATTTCAACGTTTGTCCAAGGTGCCCTGCCCTCTCGTTGTGCAATTTCTAACGTGTCTGTCATCTTAATCCTGCCTTGCTTTGTAATGTGTAATCATCTGTTTCATCCATCTTTGAACTACTTTTTCTTCTTCCGTTAACTCTAACATATTGAAGTCTTCTACAATATTCATAAACAAATGATACTTTGCCCACTCCACGCCATCTAACGGTTTTCCTGTTTCTGGCAAAGGAACACTATCATACTGGTTTGAAATGGTCATAATTATTCAGACTCTAGTTCTTCAATGTATTCGTCAAATTCAGATTGGCCATACCAACCTTTCATATCTTCAGCAAAGTCCTCGTCTTTCTGTGCCCACTCCCAAATAGCATCCTGTTGATCCTGTGGAAGATTGTGAAAATCCGTTCTAAAATATCCAGCCTGTTCATATGCTGCATCTTCTCTCATCTCTTCTGCGGTTGACCAATCTTCTTCGTCATCGCTTTCACCGAGTTGATCTGCTTCTACCCAACTGTCCCATGCTGATGAGTGTGCTTCTTCATTCAACTCGCTAATGATGCTGTATGCTTCATCCTTAGTCATCGTCATTCATATACTCCTTCTTATACCATGTTTGAAATTCTGGATTATCATTAAAAATTGAAACAATGTCCGCAGCCGGAACTTGTTCAGTCTTAATGCATGTTGCTAGTGCTTCCCAATCTTCTTCTTTGTATATAACTTTTACTGTCATTAAAATCCTCTACCTCTGTTTATTTGATATACTTTAGGACCTGGCGTTGTAAATTCAAAACCCATTTTGTTACCAACATAGACTCTGCCATTGTATTCCATATGTATCTTATTACCCGCAAGCCATATATCAACAAACTTACCTTCTTCAAATCTTTCAACTTCTGCTTCTGCTACTTTATCATTATCCGTGCATGTAACCGTGCATACTTTATCGTATTCCGTTGGCATTAGTATTCTCCTACGTTTTCCCAAGGATAAACCAACCATACATCTTCCTCGGCCTTGTTAACTTCAGCACAGTGATAAGAAACATCACCGAACTCACTTGATAAATTTTCTGTTAATACTGCAAAGCGAACATTGTCTCCCCAAATTTGATCCCACACGGCCGAGTTAGGTAAACAACTGCTACGCCAATCTTCTTTAATCCAATTGAATGTAGAACCTGTATCGTTGATATCATCAACGATTAGAATGTTCTTGCCCATTGGAGTATTTTTAAACTGTCCCATTTCAGGAGCATACTCGCCGTCCTCATCATATCCGTAGGCATCTTCACTCATCCAAGCATTGCTTTCTAAATGGCTTGTATCATCACGTAGTGCAACCTTGAGTGCTTCACAACGAATGCCTGTCATATTACTAATAATAGTAGCAGGAACATTACCACCACGTGTAATGCCAACAATATAGTCTGGCTTCCAATTATCCTTATACATCTGTGTGACAATATTTACACACATTTTTTCTACATCCTGCCAGGAGTAATAAACTTTTTTAACCATTTTGCTCCCCTAGAGTAAAATCAATTTTCTTTACATTTGCCCA